GCTTAGTCCACAGCGCAAACGTACAGTGACCATTACTCTCTGCTATGTCACACAGATTGAGGAAGTGGGTGTCATTGATTAACTCCCCGTGACCATGAAACCGCACGAATGCAGCGTTGATCTTGGGAATGTCAACACCCCTATCACTACTAAGTATGTCACTATTGCGCTGGAATGATGGTTGACAATTCTTACGATAGGTACTCAGCATCCGCTGGCTGTAGCACATCGTACAAATATTATCTTTCCCACCACTCTCATACTGCTTGACACAGTACGCGTTGGTTGCCGTGTTGGTATTGATGGCAGGAATACCCGCCAACTTACCACTCATCTTGGATACACTGACCATCATCGTAACTTCAACAAGCAGTAGTCGCTCGACCCATCATCAATACGGTACAAAGAGTATCGACCTTTGAGGTATGCGCTTGCCGCCGCTGATGCCCTGCCATGATGCTCTTTCGGTATACGTATCCAATCGTTTCGCGTCATTGTCTCGAACAAGTCGCGCCAATAGCTACCGCGACCGCGTACGTTAAGTGGGTTTGGTGCCTCGGTTTTATTAATCGTGTACATATCATCATCTCCTTTGTTAAACGCATTTAACAATCGCTGTTATGACCGGACGTTATAGCCCGACCGTGTATATATTATCGCACAGCATATGGCCCATGTCAAATTAGAGGCTCTGTATGGCGCTGTGAGCGACGTTATCGCGGGTAATGGTAGGGTATAGGGTGCTGGTATAGCGTCGCTGAGAGAGCGATACAGGCAGGATTACAGGCATAAAAAAACCCCACCATTTCTGGCAGGGTTTTGTTGGTGCTGGTTTGGCTAGTCTTCGATTATCTCAAAATACCCGATGAGAATAAGACCGGCGATGATGAGCGGCCATGCGATGTCAGGGTTCATTTAGCGATGACCTGCGCAATGAATGCGAGCATTTCGTCATTTGTCAGACCGTATTTGTCACTGTGGCCTTTCTTGATGCATTCGTCCCACCATGCTTGCAATGCGCTTTGGGTTTCATTGGTGCCGCTATCACCGTCGCCTTCGGGCTCGGCATCGTTAGCCGCGTCAGACTTGTTTGGTGGTACTCTGAGAGCTTTTGATAGCGCGTCAATGCCTACCGACTTCAACATGGCTTTATCAAGTACCTTGCGACCATCGCCGGGCTTTTTGAGTTTGTGATAGGTGTTGAGCTTTTCATCTGTCGCGGTCAATACCTTCAGGATCGTTCGCACCATGCTTTTCTGCGCGCGTTTTGATCCGTCAGTGCCCGTTAACGTCTCCGCGTATCCGTCGCAGAACGCGTCGACATCTTGCTGAGTGCTGACTGTTTTGGCGTGCTCTAAAAGTGCCGGAGCGATGCGCTTGTCATGAGCCAGTTTAAACTCGGCAAACCTTTGTCCTGCCATGCGAACGTCGGCGAGTACGTCAGTTTTTACATTAGCTGAATTTGTCATGTCATATACCTTTGAATAGTCAGTGGGATATACCACCATGCATAGAGTGTGAATGAATAAAACGGAAACGTCAACAACTTTTTTATTGTTAAACGCATTTAACATTGATGGCCATCAGAGTCTCTGAATCGCTCTCTGACGGTCGTTAGTGTTGGGCCTATGTAGCACCTTCCCAGACTCTCATTCTCGCTCACACAGCATTGCCTGTATAAATATCCAGTACTGTATATCTGTACAGCGTTCTATTTTGGCACCGGGGGAGGGATTTTGCAGTGCTACGCGGCGGTGGTACCACACAGACACAAAAAAGAGTCAAATTAGGCCATGGTAGTTGTTGTTAATTGTCCTTATATATCAATTTGTTATAAAAAAGTAGTCTGCACTGTAAATGCACAGGTAATCTGCACTGTAAATCTAGAGTTTTTCCCTACAAACTGTAAATATTTCTCCTTCTACATAGATTTATCTTGACTTTCATAGAAAAGTATGTTATAATATTAACTATAATGTAAGATAAAAAACAACAAGTATAAGAAACAAACCTAAAAGCCTACTAGGTAAGGATCTATACAGTATGGATAACGACACAGAACGTAAGAATCCTGTTGGTCGCCCAAAGAAGTCTTCTGTTTCTAGTAAAAAGAAAGGTTCTAGAGGAGCAGTTGGTCGTCCTAAAGGCGATGCAGCCATAATTAACGAGTACAAAGCTCGTATGTTGAACTCACCACGCTCTCGTGCAGTCATGGATGCAATCTTTGAAGCAGCCACAGACCCTGACCATAAAAATCAAGCGGCAGCTTGGAAGCTAGTAATGGATCGTATTCTTCCTGTTGCTGCATTTGAAAAGGATATAGTAAAAGATGCGGGAAGAAATGCAATACAGATTAACATCACTGGTGTTGGAGCTACGTCTATTACGCAGGGAGTTGAAGAGACAAACCAAGAAGAAGATACAGTTGTTGCAGTCCAAGATCCGCGAGATTAAGAACGATATACAACAACTAATACATGAACTATTTCAATAAAGCAGAGTTTGACTGTCAACATACAGGTGAGAACCGTATGGAGCAGGCTTTTTTAGACAAGTTAGATGCACTCAGGGAAGCCTGCGGGTTTCCTTTTGTTATCACCAGCGGCTACAGAAGCCCTGACCACCCGATAGAGGCTGTAAAAGAGATACCGGGAACACACGCGCAAGGCATAGCAGCAGACATAAAAATAACTAACTCTGCTCACCGGTATACGATAATAAGAGAAGCCTTAGCACACGGCTTTACTGGTCTAGGGGTCGCTGGTGACTTTATTCACGTAGATACACGGGGCACAGTCCCTGTAATCTGGACTTACTAATGCTATATACAAGACACGTAACTCTTACAGACAACACAGAACAGCCAATACTGACGATTCCTGCTGGCTTTGTAGCACACATAAAGTACGTTTTTATTGCCAATCACGGAGGGTCTACTAATCAAATAGACCTTTTTTGGGAAACGGGAGGAGTGCCTGATGTGTATATCTTTGATGGCACTAGCATTGGCTCTGGAAACAAAGAAATACTAGGAGACTCTGGTTCTGGTGTAATTTTTGTTTTATCTGAAAACGAAACATTAAAGGCGCAAGCTAGTTCAGCAACAGGTAATGTCGAAATTGTTGTAACTATAGACCTGTTAGATCAGCCACCTGTGTTTGTAAACTTTAACGGAAGCTAACGTGATTACTATCGTAGGGGCAGACTGGTGCCCTGCTTGTAAAAGAGCAAAGAAAACAGCAAAAGAGTACGGACTAGAGTACAAGTACGTTCACATTCCTCCGGGTCAACCGGGATGGGACATGGTAGAATCCTTGACAGGCAAAAGGAGTATTCCTCAGATATTCTACCACTTTGGTGGTTCAAACGAGTTTAACGAAGCCCTAAATAGTATAGGAGAACTTTCTAGTGAAAAACCTCAATGAAATGATTATTGCTTTATTCGTTGTTTTTTGTTGGTCATGTTACGCAATGTCAGAAACCCTGATTAGCTATGACGACGGATCTACGTATACCGTAAGTGAAAACGAAGAAGTTTACGTAGCACCGAAAGATACAAAGCTGTACACCTCTCAGACCTATCCAAAAGGTAACGTCATCTTTCGTGTACGTGCGCCACACGCAGGCCGTGACTACGTAGCCCCAGCAACCACCACAGGGAGTTTTACAGACGTTGACGACACAGGGTTTTCTCAAGCTTGTGCAGACTTTGACACTTCAGTAGGCTTTACGTTTGGATACATCTACTGGAAAAAGTCGTGTGACTCTAACGACGACGGTGAGTACAACATCTGTGACTACTACGAACCGACAGGCAGTGCTACGTTCCAAGAAATACAGTACAACAAGCAGTGTTCAAGTAGTGACGGATCTTAATGTCCAGTTACTACCGTGGCAGCAGGAAGTCTACTCTGATCCTACACGTTTCAAGGTAGTAGCTGCAGGAAGACGGACAGGGAAGTCCAGACTCGCAGCGTGGATGTTAATCATCAATGCGCTGCAGGCCGACAAAGGCCACGTTTTTTACGTTGCGCCCACTCAGGGTCAGGCCAGAGATATTATGTGGCAGACCCTTTTGGAGCTAGGACACCCTGTGATTGCAGGTTCACATATTAACAATCTGCAAATCAAGCTGGTCAACGGGGCCACGATTAGTCTCAAGGGAGCCGATAGGCCAGAGACAATGCGTGGTGTGTCCTTGAAGTTTCTCGTGATGGACGAGTACGCAGACATGAAGCCTGACGTATGGGAGCAAATCCTCCGTCCAGCACTAGCTGACCAAAAGGGTTCAGCAATGTTCATAGGTACGCCTATGGGACGTAATCACTTCTACGAACTGTACAAACTTGCGGAGCTAGGGGACGATGAGACTTACAAGGGGTGGCACTTTACCAGTTATGACAACCCACTCCTCGACCCTAACGAAATTGACACAGCAAAGAAGTCAATGTCGAGCTACGCCTTTAGACAAGAGTTCATGGCCTCATTTGAAGCAAGAGGCTCCGAAATGTTTAAAGAAGACTGGGTGCAGTACGGAGAAGAACCAGAAGTAGGTGACTACTACATTGCTGTTGACTTGGCTGGCTTTGAAGAAGTAAACAAGAAACGGACAAAGAATACAAAACTTGATGAAACCGCAATCGCTGTTGTTAAAGTTAGCCCTGATGGTTGGTACGTTGATAACATTATACATGGGCGGTGGAGCCTTGACGAGACTGCCACCAAGATATTTCAGGCCGTTAGAGACTACAGACCCGTCAGTGTTGGTATTGAAAGAGGGATAGCAAAGCAGGCGGTAATGAGTCCCCTGATGGACTTACAGAAGCGCTACGGGACTTTTTTTAGAGTCGAAGAGTTGACCCACGGTAACAAGAAAAAGACTGACAGGGTTATGTGGGCGCTGCAGGGGCGCTTTGAGAACGGTTACGTATCTATTAGCAAGGGTGAGTGGAACAACAGATTCTTAGATCAGCTGTTTCAGTTCCCTGACCCCTTGACCCACGATGACTTAGTTGACGCACTAGCATACATAGATCAGTTAGCACAAGTAGCGTACCACTATGATTACGAAATTGACGACCACGAGATACTAGACGTAGTAGCAGGATACTAAAGTGACCGACAAAGTTTTCAGAAAATTTAATACCTATGGCATCTACGCTATTTCTGCCGTAGTGTTTTTTACACTAGGTTACAGCGTAGCAATAATCTAAGGACAATACTATGGCAGAAGATATTTATAGTCCAGACCCTCTGATGATTGAGGAATCTCTGGAAGAGTGGGTAATCACCAAGTGTGAGAACTGGAGAGATTACTATGAATCAAACTACGAAGCAAAGTTTGAGGAGTACTATCGGTTATGGCGAGGTCAATGGGACCCTGCTGACTCCGAGAGAGCGTCTGAGCGTTCTAGAATTATCGCTCCTGCGCTTCAGCAGGCTGTAGAGTCTAACGTAGCAGAGCTAGAAGAAGCTACCTTTGGTCGTGGCAAATGGTTTGATATTGCTGATGACATGAACGACCCAGAGCGTCAGGACATTCAGTACCTGCGTAATAAGCTAACAGAAGACTTTGAAAAATGTAAAGTACGTAAGGCTGTTGCAGAGTGCCTAATTAACTCTGCTGTGTTTGGTACAGGCATCGGGGAGGTGGTCCTTGAAGAAATTAAAGAAATGGCTCCAGCGACTCAACCCGTTATGGGTGGTGATCTCACGGCTGTGGGAGTCAACATTACCGACAGGGTTGTCATCAAACTTAAGCCGGTACTACCCCAGAACTTTCTGATTGACCCTGTAGCTACGTCTGTAGAAGACGCTATGGGTGTTGCTATTGACGAGTTTGTGTCTAAGCACAGCGTAGAACTGCTGCAGGAACAGG